AACTCAAAGAGTTTTGTCCGAGCGGTCACCCGTATAGCGGGGCGAATCTCTATGTTAGCCCGGACGGAGCAAGATGTTGCAGAACGTGCAGCAGGATGAAGAATTTGCAATACAAACAAAAACTGAAAATGGAACGCCGCTCTAGACGGGCCGGCACCGGAATGATTCAGACGGAGATGCAATTATGAGCATACGCAAACTGCCGAAGATCGAAGCGCTGCAACTGCCGAAGGGCTTGCAGTGGGAGGAAACCGAGTCCGCGCTCGCGCGCTGGTCTCCGGAGATTCGCGCCGCGGACGATTCCGGGATCAGCATTCTCGGCGAGATCGGCGAGCGCTTCGACGGCTCGGGCGTCACTTCGCGCCGCATCTCGGCCGCGCTCAGAAACATCGGCGAGCGCGACGTAACGGTATTCCTCAACTCGCCCGGCGGCGACTTCTTCGAGGGCGTTGCGATCTACAACATGCTTCGCGAACACAAGGGCCGCGTCACCGTCAAGGTGCTCGGGCTCGCGGCTTCTGCCGCCTCCATCATCGCGATGGCGGGCGATACGGTGCAGATCGGCAAGGCCGCGTTCCTGATGATTCACAACTCCTGGGCGCTTGTGATCGGCAATCGGCAGGACTTGGCCGAGGCGATCCGCGTGCTGGAGCCGTTCGACGGCGCGATGGCGGCGGTTTACGCCGATCGCACCGGGCTGCCGGTGGCGAAGATCGAGAAGATGATGGAGGCCGAGACGTGGATGAACGGCGAGGACGCGCTGGCGAAGGGATTTGCCGATGCGCTGCTCGCCGCCGATGAAATCAAGGACGACGGTACGAAATCCGCGTCGAGCCTCTTGCGGCGCGTCGATAGCGCGCTTGCCAAACAAGGCATTTCTCGCGCCGAGCGCCGCGAGATGCTGAAAGAACTGACCGGCACGCCGAGCGCTGCCGGAGTAGCCACGCCGAGCGCTGGCTTGCTGGCCGCACTGCAATCCCTCAATCAATCCATTCAGGAGTAACCCATGAAAACGAAACCCATTGCCGCCAACGTGCGCGGCATCTTCAGCGTTCGGGCCGACGCCGACCCGATCAAGCTGGTGCAGGAAATCAAGGCGAGCATCGAAGACTTCAAGGCCGCACGCAAAGTGGCCGACGACGCGATCAAGGCCGCGATGGACGCGACCGGTGCCGACGTGAAAAAGGCAATCCATGCGGCAGAGGCCTCGGCGAAGGAGGTAAAGGCCGTATCCGACCGCCTCGTGGAAGCCGAGCAGAAGCTGGTGGATAACGTCATGAAGGCGAAAGCGCCGGAGAAGTCGCTCGGCGCCATCGTCGTCGCGTCCGACGCCTACAAGCAATTCGCGCAGGGCATGTCGAGCCGGATGCGCGTCGAAGCGAACACGATCATCGGCGAGACCGGCAGCCCCGGACAGCCGAGCGATACGCTCGTTCCGGCCGACCGCCTGCCGGGCATCATTCCCGGTGCCTTCCGCGCGCTGCGCATCCGCGACCTGATCCCCTCGGGCACCACGTCGAGCAACAGCATCGAGTACACGCGCGAATCGACGTTCACCAATAACGCCGCGGAGACGCAGGAAGCGGCGACGAAGCCGGAATCCGCGTTGGATTTCGAGATGGCCACGGCTCCGGTGCGCACCATCGCGCACTGGATCAAGGCGTCGAAACAGGTGCTCGAAGATGCCCCGATGTTGCAGTCCTACATCGACACGCGCATGCGCTACGGCGTGGAGTTGCGCATCGACACGCAGTTGCTCAACGGTAACGGTTCGGGGTCGAACATCTCCGGCATCACGGACTCGGGCAACTACACGACGTTCACGCCGACCACGGGCGAGACGGCGCTCGACTCGCTCAACCGGGCGAAGTACATCGTCGAGGAAGCCGACTACTCGGCCACCGGCATCGTGCTGGATCCGGCGACGTGGGGCGCAATCGAGCGCCTCAAGGGTAGCGATTTGCGCTACGTCGTCGGCAATCCCTACGGGGCCATCGGCCCGACGCTGTGGGGGCTGCCGGTTGTCGTTACCAACGCGATGACGGCGGACAAGCTGCTGGTCGCAGCGTTCAACATCTCGCATCAGGTGTTCAACCGCTCCGGCGTGGTGGTGGAGATGTTCGCGCAGGACGATACGAACGTGCAGAAGAACCTGTTGACGATCCGCGCGGAAGCGCGCCTCGCGCTGGCAATCTACCGCACGGCGTCGGTGCTCTACGGCAATCTGACGATCTGATCGACGGCTGCTGAAAACGAAGCGGGGGCGGAAACGCCCTCGCTTTTTCCCATGTTCGAGGAATGGCGGTCTATCCCCCGGCTTTTCGAGGGCGAGACGGTTGCCTGCATCGCTTCCGGCGCTTCTCTCACGCGCGAGGACTGCGAGCGATGCGGGAAGCTGAAAACGATTGTCGTGAACGATGCCTATCGGCTGGCACCGTTCGCGCATGTGCTCTACGCCGCCGATCTGGACTGGTGGAAGCACCACAACGGCGTCCCCGAGTTCGACGGGCTGAAAGTGACGCACGACCCGCAGGCGGCTAAGCGTTACGGGCTGAAGCACATCACCGTGCGCTCTAGCAACGGCGGCGCGGAGTTAAAGGGCGTATCGCTCGACCCGGCCTACGTCCACAGCGGCGGCAATAGCGGCTTTCAGGCGTTCAACCTGGCGGTGCTGTTCGGTGCGCGGCGAATTCTGCTGCTTGGATACGACATGCAGGGCACGCACTTTTTCGGCGAGCATCCCGGCGCGCTGCGCAAGACGCAGGATTACGCGAACTGGATCCGGCGCTTCGGGACTGTCCCGGCGATGCTGCCGAATGTTGAAATTTTGAACTGCACGCGCGCGACGGCGCTGAAATGTTTTCCGCAGGCAACACTGGAGGCGGTTCTGTGAGATTGATTCTTGTAACGGCGCCGACGATGGAGCCGGTGACGCTGGTAGAGGCGCGCTTGCAATGCCGCGTGGACGCCGTTGGCAGTCCGGCCGCGAGCGCGTTGGATGCGCTGCTTGAGCGCTACGTTAGCGCCGCGGTCGCGCACCTGGATGGCCCGTTCGGCTACATCGGGCGCGCGCTGGTGACGCAGACGTGGGATCTGAAGCTCGATTCGTTCCCGGCTGAGATAGTGATCCCCATGCCGCCGCTGCAATCGGTGGATAGCCTGTCCTACATCGACCCGGACGGCGAAACGGTGACGCTGAGCGCGAATTCGCCGCTGATCTACCAGATCGTCACCGATACCCGGCGCCGCGCGCGCATCGTGCCCGCTTATAGCGAGACGTGGCCGGCCACGCGCGACATTCCAGACTCGGTAACGGTGCGCTTCACCTGCGGCTGGCGGCACGACGATAGCCCGCAGGAGCCGGTGCCGGAATCCATCCGCAACGCGCTTCTGCTGATGGTCGAGGACCTGTTCGACGGGAAGGAATCGCGCCGGGCGGCATGGCAGGCACTGCTCGCGCCGTACCGGATTTACGAGTGATCGCTTCGCTGCTGGTCCCGCGGGCGCTCGAGCGGGAATACGCCGCTTTTGCCGCCGGGCTGGCCGCAGCGGGCTACCAGGTGGTCGGGGCGGTGCCGAATCCAGATATTTCCGTAATTTGGGGCGGTGCACCGCCGAAACGGATGCCGGGCGGGGTGGTGCTGGTGGCCGAAAACGGCTATTGGAGCGGCCCAGGCGGCCCCTACGTCGCGCTGGGCGTGGTAGGTGGGAACGTATCGGCCTACTCCCGGCAACGCGGCCACGAGCGGCTCCAGCAGCTTGGCATAGCGATTCAGCCCTGGCAGCAGGACGGGAAGCACGTTTTGGTCTGCCCAAGCCGCGGAATCGGCCTGAATCCGCAGCCCGCAGGCTGGACCGAGCGCACGGTCGAGATATTGCGCCGCCACACGGACAGGCCGGTGCGCGTCAGGCCGCATCCGGGCAACTGGAAAACGCTGCCCGAGCATCCCGACGTTGGCTTGGCGCGCGACCTGGCGGGCGCGTGGGCCTGCTGTATTTGGGCGAGTTCGGCGGGCATCCGGGCGCTGGTGGCGGGTGTTCCGGTGTTTCAATGCGCGCCGCACTGGATATGCACGGCGGCGGCGAGCCTGAACCTCGCGATGATCGAAGATCCAGCGATGGACGAGGACCGCCGCGTGTCCGCGCTCGAAAAGATGGCCGCGGCGCAGTGGTCGCTCGACGAGATCGGCAGCGGCGAGGCGATCCGATCGCTGGTGCCTGAGGCCGCTGCTGGCGCAGCGTGAACATCCCGATGCAATGCCGCTTTTTGAATAGTTGGTCCCATCTATTGGGCGCAATAAAGGTTCAGAAAAAAATTGCGGTTCGACGGGTGGTAATCATCGGGCTCGGTGCCATATCGCATCGCCGAGAGGTTGACGCCGCCCGCAATCGCAGATGGCGAAGACGCAACCGCGCATTGTTGAAAAAGCGAGAAGTAGAACGCCGGAAGCTACGGGCCGACCTCTATCGTGTTGGCGGAAAGTATTACGAGCGCCGCAAGTTCGACCCGGTAGACAGGCGTCGGCGCGCCGCACATCAGCGCCAACGGCGGAAGCGTATGAGACAACAACGGGAGACGGCTTGATATGCGGCGAGTTTTCCTGAACGAGTACAACATCCGCATGGAGCGCTCGGCCTACCTTCCGATTGCGACGGGCCTGCTGCGTGCTTACGCGGAGACGCTGCCAGAGGTGCGCGCGAATTACGAGTTTGCGCCGTTCCTCTACCACGTCGATTCGATGGCGAACATCATGCCGCGATACGACGCGCCGGACGTCGCCGCGTTCTCGCTCTCGATGTGGAACGAACAGCTTAACCTGCGGGTAGCCAAGGAGGTGAAATCACAACACCCGCAGTGCCTCATTGTGTTCGGTGGCCCGCAAGTGCCGCAGCACCCGCAGCAGTATTTCCGAGAGCATCCGTTCATTGACGTGGCGGTGCGCGCCGAGGGCGAGGAAGCGTTCGCCAAGATACTGCTGCGCTGCCTGGAATCGCGCAACTTCGAGGGGCTGACCGGCGTGTCGTGGCGCGATGCGTCCGGCGCGTGCGTGCGCAACACCGTGGAGTCGCACCAGCCGAAAGATTTGGACATGTATCCGTCGCCGTATCTGGAGGGGCTGTTCGATCCAATCATGGCCGACTCACTGGTGACGGGGTTGAACTTGCAGGCGATCATTGAGACGAACCGCGGCTGCCCTTTTCCGTGCTCGTTCTGCTACTGGGGACAGGGCGGGCTCTCGCGCAAGTATCGATTCCACGGTATCGAGCGCGTGGCGAATGAAATTGAGTGGGCGGCACGGAACAAGATCAAGTATCTGTTCAATGCTGACTCAAACTTCGGGATGCACAAACGTGATGAGGAAATCGCGCAGATCCTCGTGGACATCAAGAAGCGCTACGGCTACCCGGAGAAGTTCCGCACCTGTTTTGGCAAGAACGCGGACGAGCGCATCTACGGCATTGCGACGAAGCTGCACGCGGCCGATCTGGAGAAGGGCATTACTTTGGCCTTGCAGAGCAACAACAAGGATGTGCTGAAGAACATCCAGCGCCAGAACATCAAGCTGGAAACCTACAAGACGCTGCAAGTGAAGTTCAACGAGGCGAACGTGCCGGTGTATTCCGAGCTGATCCTCGGCCTGCCGGGCGAGACGTTCGAGACATGGAAAACGGGTGTGCAGGAAATGTTATCGGCCGGGTTGAAAAACCAGCTATTCATCTATCTCTGCCAAGTGTTTCCAAACACGGAAATGTCGGAGCCGGAGTATCAAAAGCGGTTCGGCATCGTGACGAAGCGCATCGAGCTGAACGAGATTCACGGCGCGATCCGCACCGAGGACCTAGTGGCGGAATATGAGGATGTGATTGTCACGACCGATGCCATGCCGTTGGCGATGTGGCGGCAGATGGTGCTGTTCTCGTGGCTGACGATGGTGATGCATTCGCTCAAGGTTGCGTTTTTCGTGATGCTTTATCTCGACAATCGGCACGGACTGAAGGTGACGGACTTCATCGAAAACTTATCGAAGGCCGGCCCCGGTTGCTCGATCCTTTGGCGTGAATTGTCGGAGTTCAACGCGCAGATCGACCGCCTGCTCGCCGGTCACGGGCGCGGGCGCCGCGTCGAGGGGTATGCGCCGATCTACTGGGACGAGGAGGAGGCGAGTTTTCTGCGCATCGCGGAGGACGTCGATGCGTTCTACGACGAACTTTACGATCTTGTCGGTCGCTACCTGAATTTCCACGGCAGGGAATGGGATGCAGACGAACTGCAGGAGGTGATCGACTATCAGCGGCTGCGCATACCGACGGCGCAGGACGAGCCGGTGCGTGTGCGAACCTTTCAGCGCAACGTGCCGGAGTATTTTGACCGGCTGCTTACCTCGCATCCGGTCGCGCTGGGCGACGGGCGCCAGACGATGACGGTATACGCGCGGCAATTCCCAGATAAAGGCCGCTTCGCCGTGGAAACGCTGATGTGGGGCCGCAAGAGCGGCACGATCATGACGAAGGTGGAATGGACGGAACAGGAGCGCATCGCGGCATGAAAGCATTTTTTATAACAACAACAACAAATGAAACACACAAGCACCACGAATCATTTGCCTCGCTGCCCGGTAACGAGGTGAAGTGCTACGTTTACGTTCACGCGCAGCGGCGCGGCGTTCCGGTGAATGGTGCGCGGCTCGATGCGGAAATATACGCTGCGGCGCAAGCGTATGCGCCTGATCTGATCGTTTACATCGGCGCTTGCGGCGGCAACGTGCCATCCGTGTCGTTGTTCCAGCGGTTGCGAAAGGACGTAGCGCCGACCGTGCATTTTTGCTCGGATGCGTCAGATGCCCCGTGGTGGCCGTTACTGACCGCGTATGAAAAGGCGCGGTGTTTTTCGCTACAGGTAGCTCTCGACGGTAGCGACAACTGGCCTATGCGTGATTCGCAATTGACCGCGTTGACGGTCGTCGAACCGGCATTTTTCAAGAATGCACAGACGCGCCACTCTGAACGGCCGATGATCTTCGGGTTCGCCGGTAATGCCGGCGGCCGTAGAGCCAACAGCGTGAAGCAGCTAATAGCGTCGGGATTGAATGTCAGACAGCGGGATGGGCGTGAGGATAGCTACAAGGAATTTGCGGACTTTCTCTGCAAGTGTCGGATCACAATAAATTTCCCAGACACTGGTTCGGGCCGCTACATGCACGTCAAGGGCCGCGTGATCGAGGCCGGATATTGCGGTGTATTGTTATTGGAACGCCGCAATTCTCCGACGAAAAACTGGTTTACACCGGGCGTCGATTACGTTGAATATGACGATATCAATCATGCGAAAACTCTGGTGGCCTACTACGCCGATCACCCAGAGGAGGCGCAGGCGATATCTGATCGGCTCAGGGCACGCGTGACATCTGAACACGGGCCGACAGTTTTTTGGGGCCGCGTCTTCGACCGTCTTGGGTTTACCAAAGAGCCGCAGCATTGTGAAAGAAACTCAATTGACAAGATCGTGGAGAGGGTTTCTTGAGAGCGTTGATCACCGGAATCCGCGGCGCTGCCGGAACCTATCTCGCCGAGTATCTTCGCGGGAACGGTATCGAGGTATCCGGCATCGCTCGCCCCGAGTGCGACATGGTGGACTTCCACGCCGTTTATGCCAAGTTGGTGGCGGTTCGCCCCGATGTCATCTATCACCTGGCGTCGGATGCGAACGTGCGCGACGCGTTCGACAACGCGGCGCAGGTGTTCACCAACAACGCGGCCGGCACGGTGACATTGTTCGAGGCGGCGCTGAAAACCGGGCTCGACCCGCTTATCATGGTGTGCAGCTCGTCAGAGGTCTACGGCAATCCGAAGGTCTACCCGATCTCGGAGGGGTTTCGTATCCAGCCGTCGAATCCCTACGCGGTGAGCAAGGCGGCGCAGGACTTGCTGGGGCAGATGTACGGACGTGGTTACGGGATGCGCGTCGTTATTACGCGGTCGTTCAGCTACGTCAACCCGCTGCGCCGTGATTTGGCGCTGTCGCATTTTGCCCGGCAGATCGTTGCCGTCGAGCGCGGCGAGGTGACTGAGATCGTTCACGGCAACTTGGATTCAGTGCGGTCCTTCTGTGACGTGCGTGATGTCGTGGCTGCTTACGCGCGCTTGCCGACATTGCCGACGATTTCAAAATTGAATGATGGGGATGGCATCTACAATATCGGCGGCGGCGATCGAGTCAGCATTGGGCAATGTCTGGAAATGCTTATGGGCCTCGCCACCGCGCCGATCAAGACGCGGCAAGACCCTGCGCTGATGCGCCAGACGGATGTGACGAACCAGATCCCGGACTGCAGCCTATTCCGCAGGATTACAGGATGGGAGCCGAAGATACCGCTGCGCGATAGTCTCGCGTGGCTTCTCGATCATTACCGGGCAGCGGCGTGATCGGATAACGGAACGGTTGCAATGATTTTTGTTTGCTCGCGCAAAAGACGCGCCTCTCTCGGGCGGTTTTTCACGGAATCGCAGCCCACGATCGGAGGGCGCGTATTGATCGACGAGGACGATGGCGCCTACGCCGGCATGAGTTTGCCCGCTGGGTGGGAGTTTTTTGTGCGTCCGCGGGCTCCGGTATCGAAGATTATCAACCGCGCATACGCTGCATTTCCCTCTGAACCGTTCTATGCGGTAGTCGGCGACGACGTTACCTGCGGGCCGCACGGATGGGACAAGGTTCTGGCAGACGCCGCCGGGCCACATAGTGTGTCCTGGGGCGATGATGGGCGCTGGGGGCCAAGTCTCTGCACGACGTTTTTCGTCGGCGGTGATCTGGTGCGTCGGATGGGTTGGCTCGCGCATCCGGCGTTCGGGCATCTCTACGTGGATCGTATATGGTGGGGAATTGCGACCGGGGCCGGCATCGCAAAATATCACCCCGACATTTCGTGTCGTCACGTCAATGTCAAGGATACGACCTACCGAGAGCGGTCTATCGGTGGCGATCATCAGCAATTCGCTGCCGTGATGGCCGGAGAAATGGCGGCATTAATTCAGAGGGCGTCGTGCTGAGCGTCGTGTGCGTTTTGCGTTCCGGCGGAGATTTCGATTCCGAGTACGTCCGCAAGTTGCGCGATGGCGTTGCGCGGAACATGACGATCCCGTATCGGTTCGTGTGCCTTTCGGATTGCGATGTTCCCTGCGAGCGCATACCGCTGAAACACGACTGGCCCGGGTGGTGGGCGAAGCTGGAAATTTTCAGGCTAACCGGCCCGCTGCTTTACGTCGATCTCGACACGATAATCGTCGGCAACCTGGACCGCGTGGCGGATATTCCGTACGACTTCGCCATGCTCGACATACTGGAAAAGAATCTCCCTCGCATCGGTAACAGCGGCGCGATGTGGATGGCGAAGCCGTTCCCGAACGTCTACGAGCGCTTCGCGGAGAAGCCGGAATACTGGATCGAGTATCACCGCGCGAACGCTCACGACCGTTACATGGGCGATCAGGCGTTCATCAGCGATTGCTTTACGGAGATTCCCAAATTGCACCATGCGCTTCCGGGCTTTTTCAAAGCCTACAAGTACGACGGTTGCCAATATAAGGTTCCCGCTGGCTGCTCGGTCGTATGCTTTAGCGGCAAGCCGCGTCCAGCGCAGGCAGGTGGCTGGGTAAAACAGGCATGGGTGTGATATGGCTCAAGCGTTTGAATCCCCGCGACTGACCGAGCGCGTCACGCTTCAGTCGCCCGCGACGGTGCAGGACGCGAACGGCGAGATGATCCCCGGCTGGAGCGATTTCGCCACCGTCTGGGCGTGGATCGTGGACGTGACGGGGCGCGAGTATGTCGCCGCGGGCGCGACGCAGAACGAGGCGCTGACGAAAATCACGATTCGCTACCTCGCCGGCGTCGTGCCGAACATGCGCGCGATGCACGGCGATGTTGCGTATAACGTCCAGTCCGTTCTCGGTCAGGATCGCAAGGAATTGACGCTGATGTGCAAGAGATTGGTCGAACCATGATCGCAATCGAAACCAAACTGACCGGCGACCTATCCGGCGCGCTCGATAAGTTCGCCGAAAAGATTCAGGGCCAGGTGCTGATATCGGGCGTCGCCGCGATGGCCCGCGTGATATACGACGAGGTGAAGCTGAATACCTCGCCGCCGCGCATGGGAATGAAAACCGGCAACCTGCACAACGCAATCTACCGCGTTTACTCGCCGGGAATGTCTACCGATACCAAAAAGGTTTACAAGGTTTCCGTGAACAAGAGCAAGGCGCCGCACTGGCACCTGCTCGAGTTCGGCTGGTCGCGCGCGCCCGCGCACCCGTATATTCGTCCTGCCGCCGATCACATGAATCAAGCGATTGCCGCCGGGATGTCTCGGATTACTGTTCGCATGGGTGAGATCACCATAGAGGGTAACGGTGG